TAGTACCTAAACCAGCTTCTGCAATAATATCGATGTTAAACTTACGATCGTTACGAATACGATCAAGAGCTCTATCAAGCTTCTGTGGAATATTACCAGCAAGCTTTGTCTCTAAGTTAGTCTCACCATATGCACCTAGCGGGAAGAGCGAATCAGCTTTATCACCTAAATCAGTTAAGAATGCAGCTGGTGCACCTACTACTGTTTCGGACAGATCTCCACTATCATAAGCAGTTTTTAATGAGTTAGTATAAACACGTATCTTTTTATTAGGATTACCATCATTAGATATATTCAATCCTGTAATTTGATCGGATAAGTGAGAGTTAACTAACATCTCAACATTACGTGAATCTTCTTCAACAGTTCCAAGTGAGAAGTTTATAGGAGCACCTCCATTTTCAGAATTAATCTGTCTGTAATGTCCAATAGATCCATTATAACCTTCCTCTAACAAGTAATCCATCTTATTGGCATCCTTAGCGAATACTGATTGTCTTAATTTAAATACACCGACGTTTAGAGTATCATCAAACTCTCTTGTGGATATATCATAATTAGTTATACTCTCTTCCATAACTTGTGATATGGAATTTTGAATATTAGAACCTTTCGCAGCAGATACATTAAATTCAAATCTTGCTGATGGTATAGCAGTAAATGTCGTTCTACCTGTACTAGGTGCAGCTGCAGTAGTAGTTTGTACTGAGTCTATCGCATCAAATGCACTTGCAGGGTTAATGTTCGTGTTATCTGCTAAACCTACATAATATCCATTAAACTGACCATCAATAGTGGTTTGCGCTTTGTTAATAACTATAACAGCTGCAGCAGATAAATCTCGTAAGGATGTCATATCATTAGATCTTATAGCAGTGGAGGACCAACCTTCTTTAAATAGCTCACCGTTAGTAAGTTGTATATACTCATCTGATGTAATATCGAATTGAGTAGGTGCTCCTAAGAACCATGTAGATTCTTGTTTGGTGTAATCTGTTTCAAAAATCGCTACTCCACCAAATGCAGATAATTTAGTACCTACACCAGCAAATGAAGTGTTTCCTTCCCCGGCGGCGGACACGAGAGATATTCTTGGTGTCGCTCCTGTTAGTGATAGTCCTATTGTACCAGTCGTTGTTGGATATGAATTTAAGCTACTACCTATACTTACACCTAAAGTTAAATCAGTTGTAATTTCATCCGCAGAAAGAACACTAAACCCTCCAGTAGCAGAGAGTAAACTTGTACCTGTAATAGTAGCTGTTTGAGTAGTCGATCCATCAGCATTTGTTACTGTAATGGTACCACCAGTAATTGCAAAAGAATTGTTTGCGGCTTGCGCTACACTAGAAGAAATTTTTGCATTTGTAATAGTTAAAGTTTTCGCTAACTGAACACCGCCAAAGGCGCTAGTAGCCACTGATGTTGTTATATTTCCTGCTACATTACGAATCTCTAAGTTCGTATCCGTTCTATCATAACCAGAAGCTGGATATGCCAAAACAGAGATCTTAGATCCAAACCCTTGACCAGCGTCTGCACCATAAGGTAATCTATTTACCATTAATTTACCGGTAGAGTTTAAAGCAGCACGTGCAGAATGATAGAAGTATCTTTCCGCTGGAGTTCTTGGTTGTCCGTAAATTTGCTCAAATTCTGTTATGTTTCCTACGCCCACTACTTCATCAGTGGGACCTTCATTTGCGAAACCTGCCATATATGTTGTTGTGCCTTGAGAAACAGTTCTTAAAGATAGATCTGATTCACGAATCTCAACACCAGGAGATTGTATTGTCGGTCTGTTAGCCATAAAATTATTTATTCTCTTTGAATAAATAGTTACTTATAAATCCAATAATTTAGTGTGTAGCTGTGAGTAAACAAACGTAAATGATGATTCTATTTCATCAGATGTTCTATAGTTATATTCTAAATTACCCAAGGTCACTGGAAAAGCCTTGGTATACGTGAACTCTATACGTCTATTCTCATATTCATCTAGACCATAAAGAGTCATATCAGTCTGATAATTATTAAATTCGTTCTCTGGATCTAGATCCGTTTCATCATACACACCAGTCTTTTGATCATGCATTAAATTTAACCATTTGTATATAACCCAGTAGTTGTTGAACTCATTGTCAGCTGTGAAGTTAACCGTAACTGGAGGGTAAGGTTCTCTTGCATGAGCAGATTGATACAAATTGCTACCTGCATATGGTATCTCTATTGATGGGACAGTAAGCTCCGGTACAACAGCACCGTAAACAGACAGTTGAAGTTTATCTTCAATGACGTTAGTACTATTACGTGAGCTATTCTCTCGTACATTTATTTCTCTTAACGCTGGAGGTACAGAAAAGACAAGTATAAACTTATCAAGACGGCTCTTGTTTAAGATAGATTGATTGTTTTGATTTACTGCCATCGTAAATATTTATTCTAGAGGTTGAAAGCCATGCATTTCCAATTCATCCATTTCCTCTTCGGTTTGATTATCACCCATACCAAACACGATTGGAGGTAGCATATTATTAGCCCCAACTACTTCATTGTCAGCATACAGCGAGGTAGCATCTTCAAAGAACTTTAATCCAAAGTCCATGGCCTCGATAACCATAGGCTTACCTCTATCATCTAATTCAAGTATCTCAAAGAAGCGCTCAGTAATTTCTTTTTCTAATATAAAGAGGGAGTAAAGGGTAGCCATAACTCTATCATCATGATGACTTTGTCTAGCTTTCCAGGTACCATTAGGATATCTTACGAATGAGCGTAACTCTTTTAATGTATCTATATCTCGTATTGTAACTGAACGAGCTTCATTAATATAATATCTCATATTAAGTACCCCTTTGTACTTAGTATTAGTATGAGCAATCATACCTTGCATTATGTTTCGTCTATGACCTGCTTTATTGCCATATGATACTAACTTTTCATATCCAAAGTCATTAGCAAGTCTATCAACGATTTGAGCGCCTGGTCCGTTACGCTCGATAAGAGCGAGAGGTGATCCGTAATTTCTTAATATAGAATAGACCTTGTTGGTATAATCAGCTGGAGGTATTTTGTTATTAGTATAGCATGCTACTTGTCTTATATCTTTAAGATCAGTTATATCGAATACTTGTACCACTGACGAATCAACTCCAACACCTTCAGCTGTATCTACTCCTGCAGCGTACACTCTAGATGGATCTGCTTCTTCCCAAATCTTATAATGCCCATCATCTAAAACTATTTTAGGTTCACATATCTGTGATTGCATCTTCTCAAATAGATCATCATCGATAGAAGATTCACCTGAATTAATAAACTGGCAGCAAAACTCTTGAAGCCAAGCATCATGAGAACCGATGGCTTGTCTAGTATTGTTAGCCCACTCTTCATCTCTACCAGGTACTTCATCCCATAATATCTTATCATACGACCAACCATTATCACCATTCTCAGCTCCTGTATATAACTTATAAAATAAATTATCAGTTCCATTAGCAGTCGAACAAACAAACACTTTGGATTTCTTAGAAGATGTAATAACCGGAAAGACCGACTTCCAAAACTCCTCTACTAAGTGGGGTTCAATAAATGCCATCTCATCAATAACTAGACAGTTAACAGATTGACCACGAGCAGCTGTACCAGTAGTAGTTGTAATACCAATACGTGACCCATTCTCTAACGTCATAGATGTCTTAGCATATTCCTTTACCGGTGATTTTAACCAGTTAGGTAACTCCTCGTAAGCCATCCTCACGCGTTGGAATATTTCAATCGCAGTAGCCTCTTTGTTAGCCACTAACAATATACGTTGATCTTTATTAAAGATTGCCTGCCATAGAATATAGATTGTCATCATTGTCGATTTACCGATCTGTCTAGATGCTAATTGTATGAAGAAACGATTGTCTCTCATCTTACGCAAAGCTCTTTTTTGGGCTTTATATAATTCAATTTTCTCTCTACCTCTATCCAGGTTAACAATATAAAAGAAATTTTCAGCAAAGTATAAAATGTTTTTATGCGCTTTTGTTAAAGCTTTTACTTGTTCTTTAGTGTATTCACCCTTCCAGTTTACGTTGGGTAAATTTTTATTCCCCATATAGTACATATTATCTTGCTGAGCCATTGAAAATATTTATTACTTACCATAAATAAATATATGGCTAAAAAGAAAGACCTTAAAAGTTTAGGTGAAGCATACGGTGCTATTTTAGATAAAGTAGTAGTCAATGAGAACGTTCCGGCTGGAACTATCGGTGAAGCGCCTCTTAAAAAGGGAGGTCCAACTGAACGAGGTGGATTTAAAGTATCCGACGTCGACATTAATAAAGTAGGTGATAAGGAAAACGCTTATAATGTTAAGGGGTTATCTTATGGAGATGGAAACGATCCTGGTATTGGATGTGATCAACCTCTACCGACTTCAGATGACGTAGCTGCGCGTTATGGTATCGTTGGTAAAGAAGAAGACGAAGAAGACGAGACAGAAGAAAATGATGTCAATAAAGTCGAAGCTGATTTAGGAGAAGACGAAGAACATAAAGCTAAGAAAGATTATGATAATGATGGAGAGGTTGAATCTAGTACTGCTGAGTATATGGGATCAAGAGATAAAGCTATTAAGAAAGCCAAAGGTAAAAAACTAGAAGAAGATGAAGAAGGTAATACAGGTACTGTAGATGAAGATGAACTACCTGTTTCAGATGAAGAAGATGAAGAAAGTTCAGAAGAAATAGAGAAAATCGCTGAGGAAGGACTAAATATTTTTATGAAGCGTAAATCAGTTTTTGATAAACTCTATGATAAGGTCATGGTCAATGAAGAATTTGGCAGTGAACATGAAGAAGCAGATCTTGACGCACTCGGTCTTGATGATGCAGAGACCGACGCCGATGCAGAAGGTGAAGTAACAATTACTTTAGACAGAGAACTAGCACAGCATTTATGTGACGTTCTTAAAGCTGCATGTGGAGATGACGATGAAGTCGAAGCAGAAATCGAAGTCGAAGACGAAGATGAGCAGTTTCCTACTCAATTCGGTGAAGAGGATGAAGAAGGAGAGCCTACTGCAATGAATACCCACTATAATGACGGTAAGCAGAACAAAGTAGGTAACCTTAAGCCGTGTGCCGGCGCTCAAAGTACTGGTGCAACTGGTAAAGTAGATGCTGGTTCTAACATGAACACTCACTATAACGACGGAAAGCAGAACAAAGTTGGCAATCTTAAGCCAGGTTCAAGTGCTTTTGAATAATTAAAACTAAAACGCAACAATATTAAAGCCTATCGATTAATCGGTAGGCTTTTTTATTAAGTATATATATGAAGACCTTTAAAGAGTACTACCAAGGAGATAAGTACATGCACTCTGCAATGAGAACAGGCAAAAATTTATATGGAGGTACTGATAGAAAGCATCAAAATAATGTCCGGAAGGAATATGACTCTAAATGCCCTCATGTTAAAAATTTAATAAACGGCGGTGCACATCAAATTAAGCTAATGGGTCAACCTTTAATGGGTACTCTAAACACATACAGGCTAGATTACGAGCCTGGAGCAACCAAAGGTCTTGGTAACTCTGGTGTGGAGGTAAAAATGTTTGAAGATGAGGAAGGTAATCAGTGTGGGATGCTTATGAAGAAGACTAAATAACTGTATGGGCTGTAATCCAAATACTATTAACTGCACACCGGAAGAAGTTTTAGCAGCTACAGCTATTCCATCTTGCGGTAAGTTTGTAAATGCTACGAACATGCAAGCGGAGCAGTTAGTATTTGATCAAGCTTACAACGACCTAATTAACAACTTCGGTATTGATGTTCAATACTACTTTAACCCGTTTAATTTATCAGCAGCTAATTTATTATACGGAGAAGAGCCTACTAAAACGTTTCAAGGTCCACTAGAACTTCAAATGTATGTTGAGCTCAACAATGAGGCTATTTCATTGCAAAGTTTCGGGTTTGATGCTGCTGATGAGTTTACAGGTTATTTACATATAGACACCTTTTATAACGCTGCGTCAGCAAAGTTTGATTATGCTAGTGTTGGTCAGTCTATAGAGCCTAAAGCTGGTGATCTTGTAGTCATAGATGCATTAAGCTGTATGCGAACAAACGGTAGAGGTGCTAAAGTATATGAGATTACAGAGCGAATGGATCAAGATGTTTCAGCAATGAACCCTTTACTCGGTACATATGTATATAGAGTAAGAGCTAAGCGATACGAATATTCATTCGAGCCTGGCGCGCCTATTGAGCCAGTTAATGATCAGGTATTTGAGAACTCGTTTAGTGGTGTTCTATCTACTAACATACCAGGTGATAGTGTTTCTGCTGATAAGTCCTTTGATTGGGATATTAATGAAGACTCGAAAGATAACGTATATGATATGGATGTCAATGATAATGATATCTATGGCAATTATTACTAAAAAGCCTTCACGCCGCAGACGTGAAGGCTCATATAACACTAAGAAGTTAAACTAGACTATTTGCAATCTTATTAGCGTCAAATATTTGACTAGGATTTTCATATTGACATTCATGAAGCGCTCCTGTAAAGCTGTAATCATATAGATATGAATCAACAGTACCTTCTAGAAACTCTTGTGAAGGTTTAATGTTGTTATGTAAATCATAGCCGAAAGTTTCTGGTTGAGTAGCTACCCACACAACAGTTGAGGGTAAGTTCATTGCCGCGGCGGCATGCTGGAGAGAAGAATCAATTAAGAGTCTCTTTGTTGAGTAAAGTAAAAGACCAAAGAGAACTTTTTTAGGCATGCCAGCATCGATCCGTTGAACGTTCTCTAGTTGAGGGTGCAAGTCATAGCAAACATGCACAATGTGATACCTCTCATGTAAAGCATTAACAATGTTTTGAGCGACTGTTGGGTGAATATCTCTCGTCCATGAATAGGGAGTCTCTTGATGCTCCTTACCAGGTCCTCCAAATGGTTGAATAAGAAGTACTGGCTTATTAGTTGGGTTCTGGATAATTCTTCCAGCTTCTTCTTTCTCTCTAAAGTTTAATACTAACTCAGGAGCGGTACCCGCTCGAGGTATATTGATTAAATCACACCATGAATCAATAAGGTGTTTCTTCTTAGTAATATGGTCCGTTGTCTTATACGGTTCTTGTGAATGTATCTCGACATCCTGGTTTAAAATATAATCTTTATAAAAGTGTGGCGTGTTACCAATTCTATAAACCCTACTGACATGAGGGTTGTTAAGAAACACTTCAGGCCAAGCACACACTATAATAATATTATTCTCAGGTTTAGCTTTCTTGTATGATGCTATAACAGCTGACGCTGCCACATGCTTACCTACACCACCTTCCATATGAAAGATAGCATTCTTACCTACTAGAGTAGGTTTTACTTCTGCCACTTCTGCTTCTACTACTTTAGCTTTAGTTACCTGCTTTTTTGTATTACCACTATTCCGCTTGCTCATGTCTAATTAAACTATACTATAATTTACTTACAATATAGCAAAATTCAAGAGGCTAAGTTACAATTTTTAAATCACTACCGGTCCTATATATTGAACCTACTGGTAATCCTGAAGCTGATGTAGGTATGTCGGTTATATTAAGTTTCTGTGTATAAGCAGTATCATTACACTGAGCAGTAATGCCAGTACCAGCTAAGATTGACGCGCCAGATATAGCACAGCTAATTGTGTTACTAGTGCCAGTTAATATAGCACTGTTGTTGCCAGCTACTGTATTATAGCATCCGTTTACTACTGCACTATAAGTACCTGTTGTTTTATTATTGTTACCTCCTCCGACAAACGAACCTACACCACAAGCGCATCCATAGTAACCACCAACAATAGAAGAATAGCTGCTTCCTCCTGCAACCGTACTACAATACCCAGCTTGTATGCAGCCACTTTGAACTTTAGTATCAATAGCTATACTAGCAAAGGTAGGAGTGCAGGTAGATAAAAGCCCTGTTACAGCTACTTGAGTTGCAGCGCCGGCAGCTGTAGTACTTTTAACTTGACCTTGAGCTGAACCTGACTGAACACAGTTTATTACTGATCCCCCATAGGTCGAGCACCATGTTGCTGCTGCGTCCCAGCTTGTACATCTTGCTGATACATATATCCTAGTAGCATCCCAGCCCCCAGAAAGACTAGAAAGCTCGGTCCTTGCTAACATTCCCCCTACACCTGTTAAAGGTGCAGCAAAAGCTGTAAGAGGTGTTTGTTTAGTTATAGAGTCTTGTACGATTGCTACGAGCTCGTTACCTGTGAGAGGAGAGGAAAATGTTGGTAATTCTGAAATCTTTACACCCATACCATTATTTAGTTGATAGTTGCAAGTTTTATATTAAAATATGTTAATGTCTGCAAAAATTGTCAATTTTGATGAAGCGTCACATACTTACACGCATAAAGATAAAGGTAAGTTTATATCTGTAACTACTTTACTAGGTCAATATAAGAAGAAGTTTGATAAACACTTCCATGCATCGAGGGTAGCTGAACGAGAAGGTGTGTCGAAAGAAATGGTCCTCGAGATGTGGGAGAAGGAAAAGAACAAAGCTTGTGATAGGGGTACAAATATTCATAAACTACTAGAAGATTATATTAGCTATGGTGATATGGAAGATAATTACAGCTGGCTTTATAAAACCTACAATAGGGCAGTAGATCAACACATCGATAGGCATGATAAGATTCATTGCGAGAGTTTATTATACAATGAGGACTACAACGTGGCTGGAATGGCTGATCTTATATTCGAACATAAGAAGGGCGAGTTTACAGTAGGAGATTTTAAGACTAATAAGAAGTTTAGATTCAGCTCACCGTTTGGTGAAAGAATGCTCGGCCCGGTTGATCACTTACATACTTGCGAGTTTAATACTTACGCGTTACAATTGTCAATGTATGCTTATTTGCATGAGCAAATGACTGGTCACCGTTGCCGAAAGTGTGTCATCTTTTATCTACAAGAAGATAGATTCGTACCATATCACATTAACTATCTTAAAGCAGATATTATTAATATTTTAAATGATTATAGAAAAACATCGTTGCTATCCTAATTGCAGCAATAAATAGCTTTAAATATGAAAAAGTCTAAGCTTATTAATAATTTAGATAAATCGATCGACGCTTTATATGATAGCCTTTATGCAGTAAGAGATGCATTAGAGAAGGTTGAAGATGAAGAGATGGATTTCTTAGCTAATAGTTTCGTAGATCAAATAGAACTTAGCGTTGTTGAGGGTGAGTATAACTACGAAAGAATTAAAGAGTATATTGAAAAACTCTATATAGAAGAGTAAATATTTACGTGAAAGATTTTAAGTCATTCTATCTTGAGAACTTTGCTGATGGTAAAAAGAAGGGTAAGAGTCGTCCTGG